GTGTTCGTGGGGTGATCATCTAAAACGGGGAGGCCGTTAAAGGTCGCAGCGCCACGTTCGAGTTCGATAGGGTCACGGAGCAGACGGTAGGTCTGTTCGGGTTTGAGTCCAAGCTCTTCAGAGCGAGGGATTTCACGGCCAAAATAGCCGCAAATATTGGCCTTGCTAATGGGCGTGGTTTCCACATGCAGCCGCCCATCCTTGTCAAAGGTGCGCACGGAGCCCATGCGGTCAATGGCTAGTCGTTCCATGGGATTTCCAATCATTATAACCGGGAATGATATATTCGGCACGGCATCGGCAATTCACGAGCTGCCCGGGTTGGATGTATTGGCCCGAAATAAAGCAGCCTTTAGCGATGTCGTACCGCATGCCATCAGCGCGGCGATGGTCTTCACGGGAGAAACGCCCACCGCAAACATGCCGCCAATAGGCTTCTTTAAGGCCCAGCTCAGAGGCGCGCTGGCGTTCGACAAACTGACTGATCTTATTGTTTTGGTCAGTAGCGATGAACGCCGCCTTGCGCTCAGACACCCCGCAGCGAGACTGAAGTTTCTTTGTCAGCGTCCCAAGGTCGCCGCCCGCCATGACGGCTTCTGTAACAAGGGCATTGATGCCTTGCTGATATTGCTCACCGATCGAGGTGATGAGCCGAACATTGTACTGGGTGGCAATCTCAAGCTGTCGGCGAAGCGTTGCAGAGGGCTTGAATGTGATCCCAAATCCTGCGCGTTTAAGGCGGCGGCGCAGGTCTGCCTCTGCATCTGAACGGCCTCTTTCCACAAACTGCCCAGCAAGAGCTGCGCCCTGAGCGTTAAAGAGAAGCCGCCACTTTGCCTGCAATTGCTCGAGCGCATCTTGCAGCGCCGTCAGAGGGTTGGCATCAAGGGCGATCTCGGGTTCGGCGCGGCGGTAATGGGCGCGTATGGTCTGGAGCGTGTCGCGGTGCATCCGCCGTATCAGAACGGTGAGGTGCTTGCGATATGTAGCCGCAACCCCTGCATTAGAGCGCCCTTTTTGCAAGCGTATTGAACGCCCGGGAGCGATAAGCTGGGCCATTAGAAGGCTCCACTCTCTCCGCTGTCCCCTTCAGAGCCACCAAGGTTGGGCGGTTCCGTCTCAGGAATACCGGGGGCTTCACCTGAGAGGTTCACGCCACGATACAGGCTGTTCTGATCTTGCTCTTCGCGCATCCGCGCTTCGTCAGGCGTGATCTTGCCCGCTTCGATGTTGATCTTGTCGGCTTCAGCTTTGGCTTTCTCTACACTCGCGGCTTTTTCATCATCGAGCTGCCAGAGATTGACGAAGTCAAAGTCGAGGCTCTCATCGATCTCGCCCCATAGGTTGAGCTGAATGAGACGCAGGATTTTCTCAAGAATGGGGCGCAGGTTGTTTTCTTGAAAGGCGGCGATCTCGTCATAGAAAACGCGGATTTCTCCCTCTGACGACGCATTAAGGCCGTTTGGTGTGATGCCGAAGAGCTTAACCAGCGGAATACCGGGGATAGAGGCCATCGCCTCCATAGATTGCGCTTGCAGATCAGACAGGCCGCCAAGAGGAGTGGCGACGATAGAGACCTCTTCATTCTCTTTATCGGCCACAATCGTGCTTTGCCCTTCAGAGACTTGCTGCATGAAAGACGCGCGGCCCATAATCGTGCTGGTGCCATTGTGATCCATCACGCCACCTTGCATGGCCGCAGTCATGTCTGTCTTGAGCACCAACTTGGAGAAATTGGCCGTGATGTCGCTCACGCTATTGCGGGTTCGGAGGAAGTTATGAACGTAAGGGCGGAGCTGTTGGGTGAGTGACAGGCCACCAAAGTTAAAGGCAGGCTTGAAGATGTCGGGCACCTCGTAAGGCACCATCTTCAGCAGGCGGTCTTTATGGGTCAGGCAGCCTTGCACCCAGTAATTGTCAGGGTCGTAAAAGCCTGCGCGGTAGGGACTGTCAGCGTTAAAATAGTTGGGCGATGTCCAGACCGGATCAATAATCTTGAACCCGTTGAGGCTTCCCTTCTTAACGCCGTGCTCATTGATCTTGAGCGGAACATTTTGTCCCGTCGCATCAGCCGATAGGCCTACGATGTCGATCCAAAGATAACCAACGCCGTTTAGAAGGCTACTGAGCACTTGGCGATAGAGCAGAGCCCGCACATCAAGGCGCTTAAACTCAGCCTCAATCGCGCTGATCTTCTCAGCCGTCTCGCGTGATTGCCGTTCACGGGCGGCGTTAGCTTCTTCGTCCGTATCGTAATCGGTGATGTTGATGTTCTTGGTTGATTTAAATCGTATCCATTCCCGTGTTGCTTCACGGGCGATAATGTCGCATGGCTTACGGAACTCAGCACGCATGGCCATTTGGGAGAGGTAAGGATAGCCCATAAAGCCCAAACCATCCGCCAGCCATGACTGGATTGCGCCCGCATTGCCGGCGGCATAGGCGCTGATCTGTCCCTGCACGGCATCAAGGGCGCTGTCATTGGCCAATCTCTGCCTTTCTGGCACGACACCCGGCGCAGGCTTGCAAGGAGCAAGGCGCACGTCCAAGGGCGGCGCTCCATCTCCCCTCGCATCCTCAGCCGTGTAATGCCCAAACATAGCCGACAGCCACGAGCGCGACTTCTCGTCAGCCGTTGGATGCACGACAGGTTCGCGCCGTTGGGGCAGCGGCGTGGTTTTTTTGCGGAATAGGGACATGGGGTAGAGCTTTAAGAAGGTAAGAAGAAGCTTGATGAATGTGCCATAATGGCATATGCTTATCTGGAGATAAGGGAGAAAACGCGGTGGAGAAGAAAGAACAGCTTGAAGTTCAGAACTTGGAAGAGGAAATCCTATATAGAAGGCTTCACTTTAAACTGGCGGTTCTGAAAGCTGCTTTTACCGTTGTTTCAGTTCTGGCTGGTGTTATTGCTTTATTTTCGCGGTTACATAAATAAGAGGGGCAGAGGATGGCGTTAGGCCTTCCCTATCTGTAGAGGGCTACAATATGTCTAACGAACGATTAACCTTTTTAGAGCGGCACCTAACGCATAAGCTTTATTTTAGCTTAGGCGGGGCTGTTATGGTGGGTATTGTTTTGGGCCTTGCCTTAACATTTTTATTATGAAGCCCCCCCGTTCTCCTTCTCCTCAAGAGATAAAAGCAATGCGTCTTTCTCTTGGGCTAACGCAGACAGAGGCTGCGGCTGTCCTGTATCGTTCTACGTTCCGAGCATGGGCTAAGTGGGAAAGCGGAGAGGCGAGATTGAGTTATGCTCTTTGGGAGCTTTTCCTCCTCAAGACGCGTGTTCTCCCCTTAGACAAGGCCCTAATATCACAATGAGCGAGTGGCGCTTAACGGCTGACCAACTTGCAGAAGCGGGCCGGGTTGCCTTTGGGCAGCGTTGGCAGAGCGACCTTGCTGATTACCTTGGGGTGGACTCAAGTCGAATCAGGGGCGTTCTGTCTGGGAAGCGACGTTCTCCTCCGGGGTGGACTGACGAGGTATTGCGGCTCCTTCGCGAACGGTCGCAGCAATGCCACGCTATGGAAACGACCTTGCGAGACGATATAGAGGCAAAACAGGCCCTTCTTGGCTAAACAAAAGACCGCCGCACGATCTGCTGTCCTGCAAAGGCGGAGAAATCCGGCATCTTGCGGCGGTTCTGAATGAGGCCATCGAGGGCATAGCGGACGGCGTCGATCCAGTGATTGTTGGCGTCCTCAATCTTGGGTAAGATGGCTTCTGTCTGGCGATCCACCTTGTAAGAATAGGTGCGAAATTCCCGCGCGATCTTCTCCGCTCGTTTATGCACACGAATGCCACGGAAACCCTTGAGGCGCTCAATGCCGTCCTCGACGCTGCCTTTCCATTTCTTCGCTCCCGTAATGCGGTAGCCATATTTGTTCGCCATGAAGGAGATGGTCTCTGGACGGGCACAATCAGCGAGGATGGGCCATGAGCGCGAACCCGGCACCTTGTCGAACAGGGCAGGCAAAGCGTCCATCTCAACGCCGACACCGCCTTCTGCATAGTCGATATGGAGCACATCGTCGGTGATAAAGCAGCGCACAATGGCCGTAGGGTCTTTGGCAAAGCCCCAATCCACACCGTAATAGAGGCGGGCGTCTTCAGGCGCTTCAAAGTCGCAGCCATACTCGACACGATGACGGAAGATCAGCGCTTCAGTAACCTGCTGATAGCCGCCTTCCCAGATATGGTCGTATTCGTCAGGCCGCGCTCTCTGGTCACGTTCGCGCTCGTCATTGAGAACAGCAGGGAACCACGGATTGTCAGACCAGTTCGCGCACACCACGACAATCTTGGGATCAGCCTCGGCCTCTGTTGTGCGGAGGAACGCATCTACTGGGTCTTCAGCGTGCGAGGGGTTCCAGCTAAACCAGATTTCAGAACCGCGTTTACGGATGGTCGGACGCAACAGCTTGAGCGAATGAGCCGAGAGGGACTGAGCTTCTTCCACCCACGCAACGTCAAAGCCTTCCAGCGACTTGATCGAGTCCGCCGTATGGTTCTGCATCCCTTGGAAGATAATCACGCCGTCGCCCGGTGTGCGAATTTCCTTATCGAGCAACTCGAACTTGTCAGCTAAACCGTGCGCCATGATCTTGTCTGTCACGAGCTGCTTGACCGACATATTCAGTGACTTCTGGATTTCACGAATGCACACAGCCCGCAGGCCGGGGCGCATCATCGCTTGCGCTACGAGGTATTCAGCAAAGAAGTGAGACTTCCCAGAGCCTCGACCACCCCATACGCCCTTATAACGCGCAGGCTGGAGCAACGGCGCAAAAACACGCGGTGTCTGAATATCAAGGGGCGCTGTTTCTGTCATTTTTTGGGTCAACTATGGTGTGACGTATTTCAGTAATCGGGCCGCCATCCGGGCCGCTATGTTCGAGATGAGCGGTCGCCTTACCGTATGCGCGGTCTAGGATTTCCTTAGCGGCAGAGATGCGGGCCGTTTCGTTTTCGCCTGTTTTGGCGATTTTGACTAAAATCTCTAAGGCGTCCTTGCCGTGTTCTTGGGCAAGTGCGCGAATGTTGGCAGTAACTTTATTGACCGCCCCTTTAGGCCTACCAGCTCCGGGCCGCTTGCCTCCTACTGTTTTTTTTTGATTTTTCATAATTTTTTATCAAAGTCCGGTCTGCTTCTTACTCATCGCCACACCCGCTGATCGTGCCCATCTTCCCAATGTTGAGATTGCAGCTCTTTACATGTTGCGTGCCAAACGCGGGTCATGAGGGTAGAGGGGACAATGGAGGACATGGGATAGACAACGTGGTGAGGCAGCGTGAACGGAGCGCATCGGATCACGTCACACGTTTTGAGACCGAGCATCGCCGCATCCATCCACGATGGGTGGACATCAGCCCGGTGGGTATTTTCTGGGCCTTTACGGATCGGCACGAGTGCCACGCGGTCTTTCTGGCGTTTTAGCACGATACAAAGGCCGCCCCGTGTAGATACAATACGACCACGCCTAATCCGTGGGTCTGGAGTAGGGGCGAAGTTCGGCATGATATTTTCGAGAGAGAAAGCTTAAAACAAAAAAGCCGCGCACCTCATTAGATGCACGACTTCCGACTATGCCAATATCATGCCACGTTTGTGACACACGTACAAGTCCTTTTTTCACGGGCTTCTTTTTTATGCTTTTCAACGTAAAAATTGGCGAGCTGCTCAAGAAGAAGGGAACACTGTGAGCGGGCTGCTTTTGCCTGTGTCGCACGTTCTTTTGCTGGCCATAATTTCTTCCCAATCGCCGAAAAGCTCATGCCCTCGACCAGCAGCATTTCCAACCGAACATGCGAGCACAATCCAAGTGCTTCTCTTACCTCAGCAATGCGGGCCGCAGCCTTGCCGCGTGCCACGGCGAAGGTGTGGATGTTGCCGGGGATATAATCCCGATCCAGCGGGTCTTTAAGGTAATCGGCATAGGCCCCTTTGAAGAAGATATAATCCTCCAGCCAGCGATTGGCGGCAGTGACGGCCTCGCCGCTGATGTCGCCGCTTTCGTGTAGCGTCTGCACCGTGCGGGCTTTCACGCGACGTTTACGCTTCCCCATGCCGACCGTTTCGTAGTCTGGCTTGAGTGTGCGTTCTGTGGTTGGGCCGTCTGAGAGAAGGGCTGTAGCGGTTTTGCTCATGATGCGCTCCGTTCTTTTGTCTTTTCAGGTAGCCAGTAGCCAGCGTATGGCCCGCAATGACCGCGTTCCCACACCACCCACGCATAGGCTGTGGTGCCGTTATGTTTTTGCTTTTGACCGAGTAAATGTCCTGGAACGCAACTAATCCGGTCGGGGAAATGCCATACGCGAGCAGGCGGGGTTTCCCTGAGCCATGCCGACCGCTTGATTCCTTCAAGGAAAGCAGCGCGGAGAAAGAGACACACACGGTCTTGCGTATGGTCTATGGCAATCTTTACGAAAGTTTCCGCCTGATTGAAGGGCGGGTTGGAGATGATCGAGGCTGGCTTGAAGGCGGGAATGGCCGCTCTGAAATCCTCAATGTGTGCGTCGATACCGCGATCAACGATATCACTGCCAACCGTTTCTATCCCAGCGCGATCACATGCCCGGAGGACATTCCCTTGCCCACAGCAGGGATCTAAGACCGCGCCAGAGAAGGGCTTTTCCACAGCAAGAAGACGATCCGTTGCATGTTCTGGCTCTACATACCAATCATGAGCCACGCGGCTATAAGAGGCTTTTTGGGAGGATGTAGACTCAGGATCATGCTTGAGGATGTCTTGGTAAATCTGTCGGCATGTGCCTTTGTTGTGCACTGACAGCAGCCTAAGAAGTTCCAATGAGATGCGCGGATAATCTGCGACGGTATGGTCGGCTGGCGCGATAATCATACCTTTTTCAGGATGCTCATAACGAAGGCTGTGCTTGCTATCAAAACCTTGATTCTGCCATCCATTGGCTGCCAGATACTGTTGAATAGCTGCTGGGGTTAGGATCATCAGCTCTTGGAGTGTAGGGTAGTTCTTTCTCACCTCATCGTTATGCTCAGATGCAGCGTCTCTAATCTTCACGGCGTTGTTTTCAAGCCCATAAGCGGCAATGAACCTCTCAACTATCTTATCAGAGACTTCATACCCACCATGCTCCATACGGGAGATCACGGCGGCCTTCGTATCCATCTTACGAGCCGTATCTAGCAGCCTGTCGCCGTGGGCGATGCGGATGTCGCGTGCCATCTTTGCGAATTCAGAGCGCATCACACATCTCCCCCAAAGCAGCGATGCAGAGCAGCGCTTTCTGCGTTCCGATTTGTTTTGCCCTCAGCAGCGTCTGAATTCTTCGGTTCGTCGCTATAGTGCTCCAGTGCGCTTGAAAATTCCGTTGAGTTACGCATGGCGCTTCTCCCGGTGTGTAGGGAAGAGGCTCGCAACCATCGCGTTCACATGGCGCTTCTGTTCTTCGGTTGGTGGCGTGCGGGGCTTTGCGGGCTCATGGATAGGCTCATTGACGAACAGCCAGAGAGTTGCGCGTTTGTTGCGCAGCGCTTGAACGTGCTTGTCGAGAAGCTCATAGAACTCAGCAGGCGTGGGCATGAACTTGAACGACCGTAGCGCGTCCCGCCGGAACTCAGCCGTCCACGCCCCAGCGGGCACGTCCTCGGTGATGGCCTCCACAGCCAGACGCCATGCTTCGCGCTTCTCTGGATCGCGTGGGTTGGCCACCAGAGCCCCGAGTGTTTGGTCAAATTGCGCGATCAGCTTTTGACGCGCCTCAAGAGGCGGCGCGGTGAACGCTTCAGCATCCAAACCCGCTAGAAGGCGCGCGGCTTCCTCGTGCAGCGCTGGCGTTTTAGCGGTGCGTTTGCCGCGAATGGTCATATCGCCAAAACGCTCCCAGCGTCGGGAATGCAGGGCTTCGCTGAGGGCCACGCTGATGGTGCGCCGTGGGAGGGTGATGTGGGTGAGGCTGGCAGTGCTCATTGGAAGATAATCCTGTCGCTGTTGGCGTGGTCTTGGCTGCGGTATTGAGCGCGCATCTCCTCAAAAATGATGTTGCGGTTGCGTTCGCTTTCGCTCATTCGAGGGGCAGCCTGCTGGCTATGAGGGCGGCTGTTTTTGAGCGGGTAAATCCCCTGCCAGCCCTGAAGCGTGCAGTTGTCCAGCACCTGTCCGGGGTCTTGGCCTTGAGCCCTAAGCTCATCCAGCCGCTTGATGGCGATCTCCATCGCTCGGGTTGTGGCGGGTTTCTTCATCGACCGCCGCATCTCCAGCCAGCCGTTCCATGCTTCGGAAGGAACCCAGTCGGGCAAAGCAAATTCCTGTTTCGGCTTTGAACGAGGCTTTGAAGCCTTGGGGGGACTATAGGGGGGTATAGTTTTTTGGTTAGTTATATTGGTTAGTTTGGGTGCATTATCTGCGGGGGTTCCCCCGCATTTAGTGCGGTGGTTAGGTGCATTATATGCGGGGGTGCATTTAGTGCGGGGTGCATTATATGCGGGGGTTTCTGGCTTTACATTGGCATTGAATTGAACCGCGTATTGAGCGCTTTTCCCACTTTCAATCGTTCTTGTAATAATGCCAGCGGCTACGAGTTCTTTTAGTGCATTCTGGACGGCTCGCTCTTTAAGAGATGAGCGTGCAGAGAGCTGCTGAACCGTTGGATAGCAACGACCTGTTTGATTGTCCGCAAACGTAATGAGAGCCACGAGCACGCTTTTCGCACCATGCTTGATTGGGAGCTCGGTTGCCCATTGGATAATGGCATATGGGTTATGGGCGTCATTCATTGCATAAACCTCCCATGCTCATCGCGTTTGCGTTGTGGTGATGCGGCGCCCATTGAGGCGAGCTGCTTTCTGAGGTTCGTAACGAGAGCGAAGGCACGGTTGTTCTTGCCCTCAAGGTGCCAAATCTGTTTCCGTAAATGGCGCAGATCAGAGCATAAGCGCTCCTGATGGTTGCGCAGGTCGGCGCAGGTTTCTTGCAGCGCCTTGTTGTGTCGGCGCTCTTGAGCAAGCTCACGGTGCAGTTTACGGACGTATGGGAAGAAAAGACGCAGCATGTCACACCCCCAACGCACGGCGGTAGATGTCGAGAAGCTGTTCTTGCTCTTCCACCTCAGCGGGCTCTTGCTTGCGAA